TTGTTTCTATTATAATACCATTGTGCAAAACGAAATCAGGGGTATAGGTGCGATATGCGAGGTCTTCCCATTCTATTTTAACTTTTTCATATAAAAAGTCAAAGTTATTTTGTTTTAAGAAGGTTGCTACTGCATCCTCTAAACCACTCCTATACCCATTTTTACGTGCCATTTGGGTGGCACTATACGCTGACATTTATAGCCAATAACGATATGTTGTAGTATCGTAACCAAGTGCTTTCATCTCATCACGCACTAGTTTTTCAGCTTCTTTCTTTTGCTCTATAGCATGACGTAAGCCTTCAGTTCTACGCTCACGATATTCTTTTTTAAGTTCAAAGAGTTCTTTTTCTTTTTCCTTAATAAGTTCTGCCATATCATCTATTTTTATATCTTTCATATATTTTTCTCCTTCTTTATATTAACATAATGAACCATTTTAGGTTCTTTCGCTTTTGACATTTTAGCAGGTAAGGTTTCTAATGTTTCCCAACAAGCCTGTCTAAAATCACAGAAAGTGCAGTTTTTACTTAATATATTATTACCTGTAGGTTTACCTCTAAAGTATTCAGGTTCAGGACTAAAGCAACGCACTAATTCTTTATTATCTACTCTTTTTATATTATCTTTTATTTTAGATAATTCTTTTTCTACATTTACATTTGTAGCAGGAACATATTTAAAGTTACCATTTGTTTTATTTACAACCCACCAACCACCTATCTTTGAGTCACTTGCTAAAGCATAGCCTGTAAGTTGTCCTATGTAACCAAAGCTATCACCTTCTGCCAAACTATCAAAAGATTCAAACTTATATTTATAAGACCAATCAGATGCAGATTTAATATCATCTACTGCACCATCTATAATCAAATCATATGTTCCTGACACAGAGTTATCACCTATATCTAACGTAACCTTCTCACTATTTTTATAGTCAACTTTAGCTTCTGTAAGTAAACCTTTAAATATAGCTTCAACTATATCACCTATTAACATATTCATAATAAAAGTATTTGGTTTAGGTAATGCTTTTTCAGGATGATTTTTTTCAAACCATAACTGACATGAAGGTCTTCCTACGTTAGACATACGTATATCAAAACTCTTTTTATTTTTAGAGGAGAATTGACGAGTAAGAGATTCTTCTACATCTTTTGCTATTTGTTTAATAGTTTTTTTAGACATACTACTTCTACCCTCAGAAACTTTTCTAAGGTATTCGTGTATGGCTAACTCTCCTCTATGTTGCATTATTTAGTACCTTCAGATGTATCAATATCAATAAAGTTATCTACAATATCTTTATCGTCTTGTGACATATCATCAGATATATTATTTTCCCATTCTCTAGAAACCCAATTATTAGTGTTTTGAACCCACTCTTGAAATTGTGTAAATAAAGTATGGTCATCATCAGTAATATCAACAGTTTTATTTAAATCTAAATTAGGTGCAGGTAAATAAAAATAACCACTAGGTATAGTTTGTTTTACAGTAGTCATCTCTATTGGATAATTAATAGGTATCAACTGCATTTTAGATAGTGTGTTTATTGGAGTACCCATAACTTTAAATGCAGTATTATTATCTACTTCCCACATAAAGGGTGTTTCTTTAAAATCAACTATATCTTTGTAAGAACTATCTACAACCTTATCAAGCATTTTAATTTTACCAAAAATCACACGAGTTCTTTTTACAGATTTAATTAACTCTTTTGTTTTTTCAGGTAAACTACCCCAATCTTTATTAAAACCTAGAGGTCTACCTAAATTAAATGTACCCATAGTATCTTTCAAATCCATATTTAAATTATCAGAAAGAACTGTCTTTTCATATTTTTTAGTAGCACCAAAAAACTTTTTATACATAAACCTTTGCATAAAAATTCTAATACTAATTTTATTTGAAAAATAACTATTTTTGTCATCTATTATTTTTAATTCGTAAGAACCTTCAGGAAGTATTTCTTCCTTAATTTTTTTACCATTGATCTTACTATCTTGCATTAAAGCATCTTTATGTATTCTTAATATAGGCAATCTAATACTTGAAGATGATGAACCGTTAGATTCACTCGACAACCCCATTGCCTTTGACATTACAGAATAATCTGTTGAGTCTATACTTTTAATTGTTAATTCATTATTCATATACTTTTCTCCTTTTTGAAAATGTTCGTAGTTATATCACACCACCTCTTTCATGTCAAGCCAATTATCTCCTAATTTAGCTTCTAGTAAAAGAGGTACATTTAAATTTATATTAAACTTTTTATTTACTAATTCTGTCATATTATCATTTACATCATTAATAACAGTAATAACATCATCTACTTCATTTGGATGAATATCTATTACTATTGAGTCATGTACTGTATTTACCACACATGACATATGCTTGTCAAGTCTTTTATTTATTTCTATTAAAATTAAAGGTACAATATCTGCAGTAGCAAAACTTTGTACAGGATAATTTTTTATTTGAGTAAAGTTAGTAACCTTACCACTTGACAATCTTTTTATATTAGGAAAAGCAAACTCCCTACCTGAAGGTGTTTTTATTTTACCTGTAGTTATAGCTTCTTTAGCCAACTTACTATGCCAGGTAGCAATCCCTTCGTATTTTTTCGTGAACTGTTCATAATACTTTGCTTCAGCAGGTGTCCTCCCAAACCCTGTAGCACCGAAGAGTGGTGCGAATGTGTGTGCTTTACCTTCTTGTCTTGTAATCTTTTGTCCTGCATCAGTAATAACTTTTGCAGTATACGAGTGAACGTCAAAACCATCTTCTATCTCCTTCATAGCTACTCTGTCTTGTGATAAAAATGCAGCAGTTCTAAACTCTAGTTGTGCAAAGTCTGCTTCCATAATCTTACCACCTTCCCATCTTGATACGAATACTTTCTTTACAGGAAACGTACCACCTCTAGGCATATTCTGCATGTTTGGGTCTGCTCCACTAAATCTACCTGTAGCAGTTCTATGTTGTAATAGTCTAACATGCAATAGACCATCTTTCTTAACATGTGTCTCTATACCTTCTACAAAAGATGAAAGGTATGTTTCTAATGCAGATAGTCTTTTTAAATCACCTAAAAATTCTACTGCTTCTTCCATGTTATTCTGTTTAGCTATGTGTTGTATAACATCTAAATTATTTTTACTAACACTAAAACCATTTGCACTTACCCATTTTGCACTAGGTGGATAAAATCTTAATCCTGCAATCTCGTTTGTATTTTTAAAAGTATAACCTAATGTAGAACAATCAATACACTTTGATTCTTTTGCAAATGGACTACCATCTTTTTTAGTTTTTCTAATCTTTCCTGATCCATTACAAGTAAAACATTTTTTAGCAATAGTTTTAAATATAATATCTGAGTTCTGTTTCATGGCTAATTTAAAATCTTCTTTATCCATGTAAGGTGTAAAACTATTTGACCACATCTCTTTACTTTTTGGTTTCCTACTAAATATAACCCAAGACATTTGTTCAGGACTATTTAAATTTATAGGTGTATCTCCCATAAGTTTACTTACATGCAAAGATAGTCTTTGTGTTATCTCATTCTTTTCTTTTAAAAACTCTTCTTTAACTTTGTTTAGTGATGCCATATCAACAGAGAAACCTCTCCTGTATATCTGTGCTAAAGTTAAAGCTATTTGATTTGTAAACTTTATTGTTTCTTTTAAACCTATACTATCTTTCTCATTAAGTCTGTATATTATACTATCATACAATTCTTTAGTTACTTTTAAATCAGATGATAAATAAGAGGATAATTCATCTCTAGGTATTTCATCTACATTCAAACCTTTCTTAAAGTATTCTTTTAGTGTATCTTGTTTCCTATGTTCTAACTTATATCTATCTGCACACATTTCTAAAGACAGAGGTTCTTTTACACCTCTTTGTAAAATGTATTCACCTAGCATAGTATCAAACACAGAACCATCATATTTAAAACCACATTCCCATAACCACATCAAGTCATAAACAATATTGTGACCTATCAATAATGTAGTATTATCTAAAGTTCTTTGTATTAAAAGATGGTGATAAGGTGATCCTTTATCAATATTATATAACTGCTCTTGACCATCTTCTTTTAGTATACCTATCATAACTAACTTGTTATCAGGTTCAAATGGGTCTAGGTGCATCTTACCATTTCTAGTTGTCGTTGTATTTTCTACGTCTAGTATTATTTTCATGCTTCGTACCTCGCAGTGTTATAATCAAATGTGCCATGTACAATTCCATGCCAACCTGTTAATTTATTTTTTACTATATTTAAATGTCTCATATTGTCTTCTTCCTCTTGTCCTTCTACAGGTGGATTTTTAGCTATTAGTATCATTAAATCTGCTTCTGCTGCTTTTCCTGTTCTAGACCCTTCCATCATAGCTTGATTTAAAACAACCTTATTCTCTGCTTCTGCAGACAGTTGAGACATATAAAAGATAGCACAGTTATGTAGTTTAGCTATCTGTCTTGCATGTATGGCATTTGTTTTTAATGCTTCATCTAACCTAGCAAACCCTGCAGTTTTAGCAAACTTATCTCCCATGTCTAATATTACAACATCAGGTTTATGTCCTTTACAAACACTTTCTACCCAAGACATATCTTTTCCTGTAGCATCAAATATATTCAACATCTGTTTTACAGGAGCAAATAACTCTGCTGCTTTTTTTGGATTATCTTTTATTTGCCACTTGTTCATTCCTGTAGCTGC